ACCGATAGCTTCATTGAAGACTGGACAAACATAATACTCGTTATTCACACGAATATCTTTTGCAATCATTTGTTCTGCATACTTGACATAATCAGAACCTCTCTTCCAGTAGTAGATACCAACTGTCGCATGTTCGGAGATGGGTTTTTTCTCAGCAACCTCTGCAACATAACCATCTTCACCCAGTTTGGCATAAGACCACTTGGGGTGAGTTGCAGGGAACGTAATAATACCTCCATCGATACCATCGTTCTGGAATGCGTAAAGAGTTTCATTACTATCCCACTCAACGAATTGATCGGAGTTGGCCATAATCAACGGTTCATCGTTGTCGATGAATTGTTTCGCAAGTAGAGTGGTACAAGCTGCACCTTCTGTGATACCTTCAACCTGTACAATGTTACACCCAGGAGCAATGAGAGGCAAGAGGTAATTAAGATTGTACTGTTCATAATGTTCTTTCTGTACGATGAAGGTGTAGTTGGCCTTGATGTTCAAGTTCTCAACAACCACTTGGATCATTGGTTTACCCTTGACTTCAATCAAAGGTTTGGGGAACGTATATCCTTGAGAGGCAAACCGACTACCACGACCAGCCATAGGGATCAATACATTCATTGTCTTACTCTCCCATGCAACTTTTTGTTTGGTTCCGTTGAGGATTTTTTTGATACGATCAATTTTAGATTGGTCCAGATCTTTACGATCGTCAACAGGAACAAGGTGGCACTTACTATCCAGAGCACCTTGCCGACCAATATGACTATCTTCGATGATAACAGTGTCATTGGGTAGGGCTCCAAGTGCAGTCATGCACTTCCAATACATTGCAGGAAATGGTTTGTTGCGAACCACGTCTTCATTAGAGACGTACATATCAACGAACTCAAGAAGACCAAGACGCAACAGAATGATCTTCACAGTATTACGAATACTGTTAGATGCAACTGCAATCTTATATCCTGCATCTACAAGTTGTTGGAAGTATCCCATCAACTCATAGTCTTTTGCAACACAGTCGTTGAAGATCTTGAGAGTGGCTTCTTGTTTATCTCTCCAGATCTTATCGTATTGATCTACAGGAAGACCTTTGTTCTTGGTGAGAAGTTCCAGTTTAGCCTTCGTAGGAAGACCATCGTAGATACTTACATGTTCTTCTCTTGAGATTGCATACTCAGTACCAAGAGCCTGATTTAGTGCTTCATAATGATAATCTTTACTATCAATAAGAACACCATCAAGATCAAAAATAACAAGTTTTGTCACATGTCCCTCCAAAGGCGAAAACCAAATTTATGTTTTGTGATCGGCAGTTTGTGATATCTCTGTGCGTTATAACCAATCAAAGTTTCTGGATTGATTGCAGCTCCCTCGTCAATGATTGTTTCAAGGTTACTACAAACATCGAGATATTTATCCATCAATTTAGAGGCACCAAATGCAAAGTGATCGTTAAGCCCATAATCCAAATGAGCAAACTCATCAAGTACATTAACAGTGTTGAGGTCATAGACATCAAGAGATTGAATTTCATGGAAAAAGAACTCATCCGTTCTCAATCTTACCACACAATCATACTTAAAGTTATTCTCCTCTTCATATTTTTTCTTGAGATCATTAGCCTTCTCAAGACTGTAGAACATAGAAATGATATTGTTTACTGGATGTGGGAACCTAGGATCTGGTTGCCAATCACAAATGAATTGTTTGGGTTCTTCAAACTCTAGACCTTTTGGTTTCCAATTCTCTTCCATAAAAGGAACAAGATCTGCATCCCACTTACCACGATCTTTGTATTGGTCCCAGAAGTAAGAACCTACCCAACTTTTATCATACCAAACGTGTGCAAATACATCCACTTCCCAGTCTGGATTGCGATCCCAAAAGTTCTCACGGTGATTGCGATGACACTCTCTAAGATGTCTGGGTTGTCCAGAGTAAATCAATGCAACTTTCTTAGACATGATACTTACTATTATCTTTGGCTAGGTGAACCATCTTAGGTTGGAAGTCACATGCATCAGCAAAGACTTCAGGGAACGCATACTCAGGACCAAGTGTATGAACTCGTTCTTTGTTCTGTGCATAGAAGCCATTCAAATGACTTTCATCATGCCAGACGGCAATGACGTTATTCTTTTCATCAGTCATGATGCGATCATGAAGTTCATTCATCATCTCAATCACATCTGGAACTCGACCACCCCAGAGGCATCCTTGCCAGTAGATAGAGAAATCATAATCCTCAGGAACCTTTGCAGTTGACAGAGGATTAGTTTCAAATGATCCAGGTGGTTGATTGTGTGGAGGAAACTTGAGGAAGTGACAGGGATGATGAACACCAAAGAAAGACTTGGTTCCAGTGTTATCAAAGAACTCTTCAGGAGTTACCTTGTCAACCACAGCCATATCTGCATCAAGGAAGACCAACCAATCAAACTTATTAATCTCCTCACGAGCCCTATTGATGATGTCAAATCGATAGAGAGTGATGTAAGGCCAATCCAGATGTTCTACTGGATATACGATGGCATTGTCTGGTACTTCAGGAACATTACCATCAGTAAAAACAAAGTATTGTTTCTCCATATCAGGGAGAAAGTTTTCTTCACAACGTTCGTACCAAGATGGAAGGAAGTTAAGGTACTTACCAGTTCCAATGAATACTACAGCAACTTTTGCGGCTCTCACTCAAGTACCTCCCAATGTTCAGGATAAAGATCTTTTGTATCCAGGTTTGCGTTGTCTGGACCAAACCACTTCTTAGGAGCAATCACTTCTTTACTATCAGCCAACCATGCACCCCACCAGGAGAATGTGGAGTTTGCGATGATGTGACCAGTGCAAAGAGACATCATTGCAAGATCAGTATAGTGTGAATTACCTTCACTGATCAAGAACTTATCATCATCCTTAAACAGTTCTTGTTGTTTGCACCATTCGGGATCATCACTAAAGATTGCAACCTGACGACCACCAAGATCAAACTTGTCTAGGGCTCGTGCATACCATTCAAGTTCAAGGTTGTGATGATTACCAGAGTTGCGGAGGAAATCACCACGACGAACATGAAGTGCAACAGGAGCTTTGTTTAATCCATTGATCATTGAACGGACAGGATCAATAATCTCTGGACGAAAAGTAAACATCTCACGAACCATTTCTTTGTCATGAGCAAAATACTTTTCACTCTGGAAGAAACCTTGAAGACTTACCCAATCAGGGCAATCATTATAAAGTTTTTCATTGAAGTGGAATGTACCTTCTACAACCGTGGGTCTACCAGCATCGATCATCTGGATGTTGAGTGGGTTCACATTCTGGAGTGTGAATACATTGTGTATATCAACTCTCAGTTTGTTTCCAAGGTGATCTACAAAGACATCATTGGTAATCGGGAAACAATAGTTGTATCGATTTTTTGAGGCGATACCTCTCAAGGAAGCCACTTGGAACATCTGGTTTCCCAGTTGTCCAAGTTGACCTAACGAATTAAAACCAATCATACTTCACTCTCTTCTGGATAATAATATGCTTCCCAACTTTCATTGAGTTTAGATCTGTTGTACTGATCTTCTACCCATCGGTATGTTCGTCGAATACCTTCATCAAGGCTAATGGTATAGTCCCAACGTAGGCAATCACGGATCCGATCGTTCTGGCTATTACGACCGCGAACTCCCAGGGGACCATCAATATGTTTGATGACCACCGCCTTTCCTGCAGCCTGCGCCGCGAGCGAGATGAGTTCGTTGATCGTGACCATCTCCTCGGAGCCGATGTTGATGACTTCATGGTAATTACTCTCCATTAAACGTCGTGTAGCTTCAATGCAATCGTCTATGTACAAGAACGATCTAGTTTGTTTTCCATCTCCCCAGCATTCAACCGTGCCTTCTTCGCCCACGATGGACGCAACTTTTCGACACATAGCGGCGGGGGCCTTCTCGCGTCCACCTTCCCAGGTTCCTTCGGGTCCGTAAATGTTATGATACCTAGCAACCCGAACATCAAGCCCATGGTTGCGAGCGTAGGTAAGATATAGTCTCTCACTAAAGAGTTTTTCCCATCCGTATTCACTGTCAGGATTGGCGGGATATGCATCTTCTTCACGGAGACCAGGATTATTGGGATCTTCTTGAACGTGTGCAGGATAGGCACATGCAGAAGATGAATAGAAAATCTTAGGAACTTTACGTCCCATACCTTTTGTCTTGACAATTGCATCAAGAACGTTCAGGTTGATGGTGGCAGAGTTGTGCATGATCTCTGCATCATTCTCACCAGAGAATACAAAACCAGCACCACCCATATCAGCTGCAAACTGATAAACTTCATCAAATCCTTCAATCATCTTGTAAGGAACTGAGTTATAGAAGTTACCAAGAGTTCCTTTGTACTCAACCACACGGTTGACAAAACTCTTGTCTCTTAGATCACCAATGACAAACTCATCGGCTTGGTGACGGGAGAACTCAGGATGTTTCAGGTCTACACCACGAACCCAGTATCCCTCTTCTTTTAGTCGTTTGACCATCCAGGAGCCGATAAATCCTCCAGCCCCAAGAACTAATGCAGTTTTCATCAGTGTCATAAATCAATCGATGTATTTATTATACAACAAAAGGGGTGGATATACCACCCCTTTCTGCAGGCTCGCCACTTATTTTTTTTACAGAAACAAGAAACTGATCAAACCAGACGTTTTACTCTTTCATACCAACTGTACAGCACATCAACTCTCGAATCAGTACCACCTGTTTTTGGTTCTGCAGATTGAAGTTCAGCAAGTGCAGATTTGATTTCTGCAAGTTCTTCCCGAATCGAAGCAATATGTTCTTCTACGATCTTATCGTATTGAGACATAAAAACACCCTTATTATCTTCTGTTGAAGATGATGTTGGTGTAAATGCGGAAGCGGAAGATTTTTTTCTTAAACTAGCCATTTTTCAAAATTACTTTACAGAGCTCTACAGGGTATGTATAGTTAATCGTACTTTCGGTATGCAGGACGGTTTAAAAGCCAGTTGGTGTATTCTTTGTCTTCAATTGCAATTGAACATTGCATCTCATTATCAAAATAATAGACATCACCCCAACGTTTCGTATACTCATCTTTCAATTGCATACGATAATCTTTTACACCGTTTTCCAGAACACCATTATAGGTGTAACGGACATCACCACGTTCAAGAACAACATTCATCAGACTGCGACTCCTTCGGATTGAAGATCTTCTTTGAGAAGATCAATCACATACTCATAGGTATCATAAGGATCATCGTAAAACTCAACTCCTTGGTCCTCATAATAACGCAGGATTTTTTTATACAGTTTAGGATTTTGGAAGTCTAGAGAAACAGTACCATCTACGGTCTGAGAAAGAACTTGAAGGTTCTTTTTGAACTTAGACGACAACGACATTGTAGTGAATAGTAGGTTTGGTCCCCCGAAGGGGAATGCTCCTTGTGAGGATCGAACTCACCTCAGCCGAATTATGAGTTCGGTGCATTCACCAGATTGCTAAAGGAGCAACAACGACTTAACTTGCGTCGTCGTTGTATACAGTATACAGTGCCCAATACTCATCCGTCAAATTGTCTTGGACACTTGGCTCATCGGCCACTGGAGGAGATTCAGGTTCAGGTTCCATCGATGGAGAAATAATTAAGTATATTTAGAAAACGGAAAGGGTGGGATTCGAACCCACGGAAGCTTTCACTTCGCTAGTTTTCAAGACTAGAGCCTTAAACCACTCGACCACCTTTCCTTGTGGATGCAAGAGACTTTCTAGGAACCTTGTATTGGAACTCTTCTTTAAGATTATACACCAGTTCGTAGTTCTCTGTCAAGACATAATACCCAGTGAGGTTTGAACCGTCATCGACCCAGCCGTAACTGATCAGGCGTTCATTCACATCACGAAGATCTAATGTCTTCTCAGTATTTAGATAGTGATTGAACTTCTGGTGCAGGTTGATCATCGTTCCTCAAAGTCAAGTTTGCGGACCCTACGTTTCCGTCTGTCCTCCTGGTATTGTAAGTCCTGATTGGTCAGGGCCCTGTGATTATTTACAGTGTTTTCCGTTTTGGTTAACACTACTTTACTGAGGTCAACCGCAGTAATGTTGTCCCCATGAACTGATGTCATGTTGGGGCAACCACACGTTTGAAATTTTGAGGAACTTGTGAGTTCTCTATTGCATTGTTTGCATCTTACAGTAGCCATGGTATTAAATTGTAACTGCATGGGCGATGAGGGATTCGAACCCCCGACCTACTCCGTGTAAAGGAGGCACTCTACCGCTGAGTTAATCGCCCTGGCTCCCCCACCTCGATTCGAACGAGGAACCTTAGAGTTAACAGCTCTCTGCTCTGCCGTTGAGCTATAGGGGAATGATTTACTCTGGAGAATCGTTGTTTAAAACATACTCTACAGTGTTTGCAACGTCGTTCATTGCATCACGGAGAAAGGGTTGTTGTCCACTCTCCTGAAGGAATGGTCTCCGTGGTTCGTCGGTTAAGGTCCAACGCCACCTCTTCATGTCTTCACAATACCAAAGATTAATTTTCATTCTTAGTGTATTCTAGTTTGATCCAGTTGATGAGAGCATTGAGCTCCATCTTGTCTGTTTCGTCTTTCACAAATGAACTGTAATATTCAAGTGCTTTGATCGAAAGTTCTCGATCTCTTTGAGAGAGTAAAGACATGGTTTTTTCCTATGTAGTAGGAAACGGGTTAGGCTGGATTCGAACCAGCGACCAACGCTTTAGAAGAGCGATGCTCTGTTCCACTGAGCTACTAACCCTTGAGTACCCAGATATTATACAAGGTGTTGAGGCGTCTGTCAATCTCTTTGTCGCCAGTCGTCTGGTTTTTCTTGAGTGAACCAATCAACAATATCATCAGGACCATCAAAGCCCGTCTTGTGATTGGAGGGATCAGGGTCTCCTAGATCCATTTTATTCATGAAGTCATCAAGACCACCTTCGACCATTTCAGGGTTGTTGGCGGTCCTTCTGGCTTGTCTCAGGATTGATGCGGCAGACGCATTAGACTTTGCCAGTTTTTCTGCCCAGATCATCTCACTTAATTCGACTGGAGCCCCCTTTGCGATTCGATCGCAGATAAACTCCAGACGGAGACGATACTTGGTAGAAAGCATAAGACTGAGTTTCAATCTGAGTTATTTATGTTCCCGTCGAACATATCCTTCATTAACTTATTGAAGGCTTCATCGATAATGACTACTTCAAATTCTGCGTTTGGATCATACCACTCAGAGAACTCAAAGTAGATGGCTGTTGCATCATCGATCTCTTCATCCTCAACCAAGGTATGCATACGATCCTTGGACCAATCAATTACCTCATGGACATAATCCGTCATTCGATCTAGATCATCATCACTGTTGTTGATCTCTTCGAACATAGTAGTCTTTCCTCATGTAACGACCAAGGATGTTGCTATTGTAATACTTGGGTGTACCGTCGTCAAGGGATTCTGACAAAACGTTGTGAATGAACAACTGTCTTGTCTCTTCAAAGTTCACCCATCCTTTCGTATCATGAAGGCTCAGTATCTCTCGTTTAAAACAAGAGTTCCCGATTTCAGCTCTTTCTCTATTAAGTTCATCACTCGAGCCGTAGTATTTCTTCCAGTCACTCTCACTTCGTACTCTCCGACTCTTACCTCTAGGCTTTCTAAATTGCCAGAAGTATTTCCTACCCAAGTATTGTCTTCCGTTTTGAAGATTTGTGATCCGATAGACAAAACCGAAATAATCACCAATGTCCGAAGATAGAAAAGGTGATTCCTTAAAAATCCAGGGGTTCTCATAATCTACCTCAACCATAATCTCTAATAATCTTAGAGTTATTTATAGCTGTCTCATCAACCCTGGCAGAGTTATTCTACACATAAAAAAAGAGGGGGTCAAGAGCCCCCTCTATATCGTATCCATAACACGTTCAATCTCAATGCTTGAGCAAAACTCTTGGGTCCATATAGAAGTAGATCTACATCTTTCTCCCCAAGATCAGGATCAGCAAGAGCTTTCTTCTTCCACTCAGAGTTTGAACCCTGAGAAGGTGTCTTTCTTGACATCTTGTTTAATACCACCAACGACATAAGATTCTACCTCAGTCTCCTGTGGCGCGACCTGAAGACCCTTAGAAGAGATCCAGTGTTGCGTCCAGGGGAGAGGGTTATTATTTGCAGAAATATTGTAAAGAGGTTTCAAACCAATGGCCTTGAGACGGCGATTGGCAACCCACTCAACATATTGACACAGGAGTTTATCGTTCAGACCGATCATAGATCCATCTTTGAACAGATACTCAGCCCAAGCCTTCTCTTCTTCCACACAGTCACGGAACATCTGATAGACGTTCTCTTCTTCTTCTTTGGCAATAGACTTCATGTCCTCATCATCACCCTCACGCCACTTGTTCAGGATGTTCTGGGTAATGACTAGGTGTTGGTTCTCGTCTCTGGCAATAAGAGAGATGATTTTAGCCGATCCCTCCATGAGTTTAAGTTCACCAAATGCAAACGAACATGCGAAGGAGACATAGAATCTAATTCCTTCCAAGATGTTGACGTTCGCAACGGCACGATATAGTTTTCGTTTGAGTTCATAAAGTTCTTGTTTAGCTGCAGGTACTCCCTCATTTGCATGTTGCCACTGATTACCACTACCCCACATCTGTGCGGCATTGATAAACTCATTATATGCAGAGGTCACACTTTCAGCACGTCGGCGGATAGCAGGATCCTCTGTAATGGTGTCAAAAATGTCAGAGGGGTCTGCGTACACATTTTTGATAATATAAGTGTATGAACGGGAATGGATCATCTCCATAAACTCCCATACTGTCATACATGCTTCAAGTTCAGGGAGTGAACAATAGGGGATGAAAGCCATCCCAGGTCCACGACCCTGAATACTGTCCAACATGATCTGATACTTCAGGTTAGAAGTATAGATGTGTTTCTGTTCTGGACGAAGTGTTTGATAGTCTGCACGATCCTTCTGGAGGGAGACCTCTTCAGGTCTCCAGAAGTATCCAAGTTGTTGTGTAGTCAGTTTATCAAAGATCGGATATTTGTATGAATCGTACCTTTGAACTCCCAGAGGTTTACCGAAGAACATCGGTTGTTTCTTAGTATTAACTTGTTCA